AATATTGATATTAGATCCGGATCTACACCAAAAAATTCATTAATTACGTATTTAAATCCGTCTTCAGTTCCCTTTTTAGAATAAAGATTTACTTTAATATTATCAATAATATTTTTAACTTTTTCCGGGCTAACAATATTATTATTAATGGAATCAGCAGGTAAAGCATTTAAGTACGTATTAGATAAATGTTCAATTAATTCTTCTGGAATATTTTCTAAATCTATAAGATCTTCTAAACGAAAAAAGCTTAAAGTGTTTATATCTTTAGTATTACAGGTTAACCACTGATAATATTTTTCAGTTAGTGATATTAAAACAGAATCACCATTAGAAGTTAATCTTAACCAATAAGGAAAAAGTTCTCGTATATTTAACGGGTAATTACAAGAAGTAGTTAAATCTACTGTTGGAGCGTAAAAAGAAGCTACCGGTTGTGCTAATGATTTAAATTGAGCTCTTGGCTCGGTATCAAAAGTAGAAAGGTCTCGATTTGTATCGTATTCTTTGTTTTGTTTATTTTTATTGAAGAATAATAGTATCATTTATATTATGCTCCGGTTACTGTTGCCGAAACATTAACTAAAAATTCATTTTTTATTGTTATTGAATCTGTGTATTTTGGTTTTGCTGTCACGGTGATGTCTGTACCAGCCGATAAAACATTACCGTTAATAGCAACACTACCTATAGAATAATCAACAGATCCTAAATTACCAAAACTATTAATTATTGCTCCGGTTGAAGCGTTGCGTGCCACCAAATATCCTTCAGTGCTGTTTATCTTTTGGTCCACCAAATTTATCGTTATTCCTTTGTAACTAAAAGAAGTAGAAGACACAACTTCCCCTGCTGTGGAAGGATCATTTAATTGATTTTTAAAGTATAGTGCTTTATCAGAACCAGAACCTTTTACCACCAATAATAGACTAGCAGAACTCATATCTACTCGTCTTACGCTGGAATAATTATCGGTTATTAGATTTTTTATATCGGTTAGTACTACTGAATTATTAAAAATTAAAGTGGTATTATAATTATCTTCTATTAATTTTTTGATACCAGCTAATTCTGCAGTACTTGCTCCAGTTGCAACAACAGACAACTGTGCTGTAATTGTTTGTGGTTGAACGTATTCTGGAAGAACGGTAACCACTGATTTATTTTTTAAGAAAGCTATGCTCTTCTTGACAGAAGCAGTATTTGTTGTTAACGTGGTATCTGCATATGAAATAAACACTCTTCCAAATGCTGGGGGATCTGCTTCTTCACCGCCCCAAACATTTACTTGCTCGGATTGTGTTATTGAGGATGGTAGAATATTTGAAGAAAATAATAAACCATAATAATCATCTTTAGTTACTGCACGATCGTTTGCTGCAAACATTTTGGGAGCAAAGAATTTTACAAGATCTAAATCTACACCATCAGTGCCACCAGCAGATTTGCTTGTTGATGATGCAGTAACTTTGCTATTTTTGATTGAAGTTATATTATTGGCAACGGTTCCAGATGGCACCATATAAGAAACAGTAACTACATCATTTTCTGCAATCTGTTTACCAAAGGTTGCTTGATAATCGTTTAAAGTTTTTTTACCAAATATTATATAAAAACCGGAAGAAGTTCTGTCTAAGAAATAAACTTCACTATCTGGTCCTGGATTAGCTTGAAACGCACTATACTGTGCCCATGCAGTTCCATTAACTTTCACAGTCAATGTGTTTAAATCTATGTTTGTATTACCTAAAAATCCTTTTTGATCTGTGATATCAACCACTATTTGTAAATTATTAGCAACAGTCCTACCTTCGTATAGTACAATATCAGTGCTTGCTCCGGACGCCAAGCTGTAATTTTGTATTGGATAGAATTTATAAGAAGCACCCGATGTGCTTAAAGCAGTGAAAAAATCAGTGTAAGCGGTTAGAGTATCGGTTGTAGATACGGACTTAACTGTCATTTCTGTTTTAGAAGCAGATTTACCGGTAACGAGATAGCCTAGAGGTTTTACTAATGAAACTATATTATTTTCTATCTGAGCAGTATCTAAGAAAGTTTCATTACCAATCATATTACTGTAGAACGAGTAGTATAAAGTATTGTAAGACAAAATATCTAACAATACGTTAATACCAGCTCCATCAAAATCATAACCTTCAAAGGTAAGAGTACCATCAGCGTTCTTTAAACCACTTAAATAAGTCTTTAAAGACGTTTTAATACTGTCAAAGTCTAAAGATGAGATGTTTATTTTAGGATTAGCCATTACTTGTCGTTACCTACTGTTAGAGTAATACTTTTTGTTATTGATTGATCATAGACGGGAGAATATGTTATTTCTATATTCCAATAACCCAAATTAGAATCTGTAATATTTAGGCTTTGAACAAGAGCTCTAGGTTCGTGTAATCCTATAGCAGCCGTCAGTTCTTTTTCTTTTAGTCTCGTACGTAAAGGAGATAATTGATTAAAAACTAAATCATAAGCATTTCCACCAAAAGTAAAATCAAAGAATCGTTCTCCTTTGGTTGTTAATATTATATTTTTAATAGATTGGCCTATTGCAGCAATATCCAATTTATAATTGATATCGTTGGTTATTTCGTTTTTAGTTAGATATAAGTCTATGTCTGTGTATTTTGCCATTTTATTCTACTCCATCTCGCATAAGATAGAGATACATGGAATGTTTCTGTGCTGTTAAGATTCTTTGTATTTTATAAATCATCCAACGCCCACCAAAATTAAAGTAATCTACATTTACCATTCTTCCTGGTCTGGCTTCAAAATTACCGTGAACAAGAATTTTAATTCTTTGAGTATTCATTAATGCGGTTTGTGCTTTTCTAAGAAGTGGTGTTTTTGGTGGAGTATTCCAGAATGTAGCCGCAGTTTTTGAATATTCTTTATAGTATTGAAAATATGGACCAATTAAACTACCGTTTCCACAATCTACTGTATTATCTAAAAGTTCACTGGAATCTGGTGGAAATGGCGATTGACCAAACAATTTTCGTTTATCGTAATTATAATAGTATTTTTTGGTTGTTCCAGCAACTGCTTGTTCGGTGCCACCACTGTCAGTATCAATTTCAACTTCAATATAAGGTCTCCAAGCCGCACTAATACCACCAACACCAGTAAATCCTAAACCAGCAGAAGCACCATCACAATTTGTACAATTATAGTCCGCATGAGGATTACCGTAATCTATTCCAATCCAATCACTGTTTAATTTTTGTTTAATTAATAAACATTCGCTTGTTCCATTTTTTAATTCGGCTAGATAAGTATCGGTTGGTTCTGCACCAGAAGGTTGTAATTCTGCAACTTTATCTGGACATGTGCAGTACGGTTGATCTTTTGGGCAGTTTATATTAGAAACTGGCCCATATGGACTCATACAAGCATATTCATTATTTGTATAAAAAGAATTTATTCCTTTTTTAAATGGAGGATATAAATATTCATCGCTTGTTGTGTTGTATGGAAATTGAGACATTTTTATTATATATTTAAAAATTAACAGTTAGCACACAAACCATCGTGTCCATTTTCTACATCAAACAAGTATAGATTATCTACCGGAATTGCTTCTTTTTCTGTTACTAAATTATTTTTTGGTAAAGTAATTCCTTTTATTCCTGTTAGTGTTTCTTTTGGTATCCTATACATCTGTACTATTCGGCCACCAAAATAAAAATCATCAGTAAGAGGTTCTGTTCCGGTATCATTAAAATCAGGAGGACAAGATTCAGTTAAAACTCTAAATTTACCTACTGGCATCATTGCAAAATTATTTGGATAGGATGATAACGAAGTTTTATCACCTGTTATTCCTAGTCCATCACTAATACCAGGATTCATCATTAGTGACCAAGGACCAGTTTTGCCTCCATATACTTCAAAATCATCGGGAATCCTAGAATTTAAAATTTCATTTAAATTATAAGCTCTGGTGTCTGGAAATTTTTCTAGGTTTGGTTCTGGTGGTGCCATTCCTTGTCCGGCACCTTGGGGTCTGATGAAAACAAATGGAAAACTTTTATCTTCAAACTCTATTATTTGATAAAATGGATCGGATAATATGCTTGCAGCTTGATCTCTGGGCCAAAATTCTATTTCGGTCCATGTATATTTGAACACACCACTGGAATCCTTTTCTATATCTTCAGTTGATTCTACTGTTTCTTGTGCTGCTTCATCTATTGTATCAACTGTAATTGTTCCGCCATTACTTCCGTAAATTTTTTCTGCACCAGTTAATACGGCAAAGAATGTCTCGGGAACTGGTCTCACACAACAAACACTATTTTTATAAACTTCCCATTTTTTCTTTAATCTTTTTTCTTCTGCATATAATTGACGAGACTCAACTAAAGGCCATTTAATCTCTTTATAAATTTTTCTTAACCAAGTACCAGGCAATTCACAAAAATCAAACTGAGCTCTCCAATATTTAACTTCCATTCTTTCTTCTTCTACAGTAAAAGAAGGATTGTCTGAATATGAATTATATCCATTATAATAATTCCACCAAGGAGGATCTTTTCTATTATATGCTTCAGAATAATAACCATAATTGGTATCAGTGATACGATAAGTAGTACTTAAATATACTGGATAGTCTTTGACTGGATTTTTTGATATTTTTTTCCACTCTTGACCATCATTTTTATATTCATATTTAAACAAAAAATTACTCAATTCCCCGTTGGTATCAATAAAATTACTGTAAATATCCCCCCAATTTGGTTTTGTTCGTAAATATTCACTAAAAATTGCACCACTGGCCAAAAGATTTGCCCCC